AGGAGATGCAGTACGTCGAGTCGCGGAAGCTGAACCTGCAAGAGGCGTGCATGGTCTACGACGTCCCGCCGCCCGTCGTCCACATCCTCGATCATGCGACCTTCTCCAATATCACGGAGCAGATGCGGTCGATGTATCGCGACACGATGGCCCCTCGGCTGGAGGATATCGAGTCCGTGATCGACTTCCACCTTCGGCCGGAGTTCTACGAGGACAACTCGCACCGGGTCGCGTTCGCGCTCGATGAGGTGCTCCGCGGCGACTTCGAGACCCGCGCTGCTGCGGTCGGCGCCCTCATCGAGAAGGGTGTCTTCAAGCCGTCCGAGGCGCGCCCCTTGTTCGACCTGCCCCAGGCCGGTCCCGAGGCGGACATCCTCTACGGCAACGCCGCACTCGTGCCGCTCGGGTCGTCGGTGCATGGTCAGGACGAGGTCAACCCGGCCGGCCAGCTCGCGCCCTCCCCGGAGGCGCAGGGCGCACCCAAGCCGCCCGCCACTGAGCCCGTCAAGGCGCTCGACATGCGATCTCTCGCCGGCAGGGTTGGGCGTAAGTCCACTCTCCCCGAGAAGCGGGCTGCGCTGGTCGAGGAGCACCAGAAGGCACTGACCGACCTGTTCGACCGGCAGCGGGCCGACGCGAAGGCGCAGACCAAGGCCCTCGGGTCCGGTTGGGATGACGACCTCGCCGCGCTGCTGTCCGATCTGGGCACGGCCACCGCGAAGGCGATGGGCTCCACCGTGGCGAAGGCTCTCGGCGGGTCGTATGACGTCAGTGAGGTCGCGGACTGGATCCACGAGAACGCGATCACGTCGGCGAAGGCCATCAACGCCAAGACGATCGAGGATCTGCAGGCGGCACTCGACGATGCCGGCGACGACGAGACCCCGGATGAGGTCGTCGACGGCGTGTTCGACGGCTCCGTCGCGGCGCGCGCGGCATCCATCGCAGCCTCGAGGGTTGCGATGGTCGGCGGCCTGGCGTCGCTGAACAGTGCCGGGCAGAACGGTGCGGCGACGAAGACGTGGATCACGTCAGGGCGCAACCCGCGGCCCTCTCACTCCGCGATGAACGGCGAGACCGTCGGCATCGACGAGACCTTCTCCAACGGAATGAACATGCCGGGCGACCCGTCCGGTGGGGCCGACGAAGTCGCCGGCTGCACATGCGACGTCCAGTTCGACTTCTGAGGAGCACCCACATGGACATCATCCGCAAGGACGCGACCATCACGAACACCGACGACTCCGGTCCCGGTTCGTTCGAGGTCATCCTGTCCGCCCCGACGAAGGACCGCGACGGCGACACGCTGCTGCCCGACGAGTGGAAGCAGCCGCTCCCCGACCACATCACCTTCGACTCCGACCACGGCATGACGGTCGCCACGACAGTCGGTTCGGGCGTGCCCCGGATCGACGAGAAGACGGGCAACCTGATCGTCTCGGGCACCTACTCGAGCCTGCCGCGCGCGCAGGAGGTGCGGACCCTCGTCAACGAGGGCCACATCCGCACCACCTCCGTCGCGTTCATGTCCGAGAAGAGCCAGAAGGACGGCAAGACGGTCGCCGTGCGCGAGCTCCTCAATGGTGCGTTCGTGGCGATCCCGTCGAACCGTGAGGCCCTGGTCCTGTCCTCGAAGGGCATCAAGGCGGGCGCGCGGAACAGTGCCGCCGACCTGACCGCCCTGCAGACGATCCACGACACGGCGACCGCGCTCGGCGCCGACTGCTCGGGCGCGAAGTCCTTCGAGCAGAAGGACGCCGAGGATGGCGCCGTCGACACCGGCACGCTCGCGCAGGCCGTCGACGCCCCACTCGACGAGGCGATCAACCTGCTCGCGCAGGTCGACACCTCCACCCTTCCTGCTGAGGTCCAGCAGGCCATTGCTCTCATCCAGGCGGCAGACGCTGCCGTGGATGAGCTCTTGGACGCCCTCGGCGTCCCAGACCCCGACGAGGACGCCGCGGCTGACCCCGCAGTCGCCCCAGCCGCCGCGCCCGCGAAAGCCGCCGCCACCGCTGAGACGACCGCCGCTGACGCTGACGCACTGACTCTGAGGGCCCGCAGCCTGACCGCATTCGCGGTCGGCTTCACCTCCGGCGACTGAAGTCGCAGAAAGGAGCGGACCCCATGTCCGCAGTGCTCGAGGCCAAGACCGCGATGCGGCGCCTGGCCACCAAGGCCGCTGAGGTCGTCGCAGACGACAAGCTCACCCAGGCCGAGAAGAAGAACACCCTCGACTCGATCGAGGCCGACATCAGGACCTACGCCGAGACCATCAGCCTGCACGAGCAGGCCGGTCGGCTCATGGCTGGCAGCGGCGAGGCCGCCGCCGACGCTAAGAGCTCCGACGAGGCGCGTGCCGAGGCCAAGTCCTTCGGCCGTCACATCGTCGAGTCGGACGGCTACAAGTCCATGCTCAATGGCCAGTCGAAGGGCGTCACGGTCGACGTCAAGGCTGCCGGCACCATCGACGAGGGCACCATCCCCGCCTTCTCCGGTGGCGGTGGCCTCGGCGGCCAACTCGTCGCGCCGCAGCTCCTCCCCGGCATCGTCGGGCTGAAGTTCCAGCCCCTCACCGTCGCGGACCTGTTCGCGTCGGGCGCGACGTCCTCCTCGTCGATCTCCTACGTCATCGAGGCGGCGTTCCAGGACCTGACCGCGACCGTGGCCGAGAAGGGCACCAAGCCGCAGCTCGACCTGACGCTCGCGCGCCGGCAGGACAACGTCACGAAGATCGCGAACGTCGCCAAGGTGACGGACGAGATGTTCCAGGACGCCGCCGCGTTCGAGTCGTACCTGTCCAACCGCATGGTCTTCGGCGTCAAGCGCGTCGAGGAGGCCCAGCTGCTCAACGGCAACGGGACCTCCCCGAACCTGCAGGGCGTGATGAACCGCACCGGCCTCGCGTCGACCGTGGTCACGGCTGCCGGCCTGACCGCCCAGAAGGCGATGGAGGGCATCTACAACCAGATCACCGCCCTCCGGGCCGTGTCGTTCGTGGAGCCCGACGCCGTCGTGATCCACCCGAACGACTGGCAGACGATCCGCCTCGGCAAGGATCTGCAGGGGCAGTACTACGCCGGGGGCCCCTTCACGGGCGCCTACGGCAACCCCGGCCCGTCGAACGTCGACCAGATCTGGGGCCTCAAGGCCGTCATCACGACGGCCATCGCTCAGGGCACCGCGCTCGTCGGCGGCTTCCAGGAGTGCGGTCAGGTGTTCCGTCGTCAGGGCGTCACGCTCGAGATGACGAACTCCAACGTGGACGACTTCGTGAACAACCTCATCACCCTGCGTGCTGAGGAGCGTCTCGCGCTCGCCGTCTACCGTCCCGCTGGCTTCGGCAAGGTCACCTTCACGGCCTGACGGTTTGGTGGACCCCCGGCGCTCGCCGTCGGGGGTCTCGCCATGCCTGTCAGGACGAGAGAAGGAGACGCACTGTGCCCACCTACTACGTCGAGGACTATGACGGCAAGCGCGCGAGCGATGCCGTGGACGCCGCGCCCGCCGAGGTCGACGCCACCCCGGTCGAGAACGACCCGGAGGCGAAGGTCGTCACAGCGCCCGAGCGCCCCGCCCCGAAGAAGTCCGCAGCCAAGGTGACCACGAAGGGCAAGGGCTGACCCGATGAGCACTTCCCTGCCGCCGCTGCTGACCGACGGGTCCGACGCGGCCCTCGTCCTGGCCAGCGCTGCGGTGCGGGACTACTGCGGATGGCACATCGCCCCGTCGATCACCGAGACGGTGACGACGCGCGGCAATGGTCGCCGCGACCTGCTCCTGCCGACGCTGCGGCTGACGGACGTGTCGGCTGCGACGAACGACGCCGTGGCCGTCACGGTCACGGAGTGGGACGAGATCGGCCTCGTGCGCTACCCCGGCTGGCCCGCGTGGTCCTCGACCATGCGCGGCGTCACTCTGACCATCACCCACGGTTACGACGAGTGCCCTGAGGCGCTGGCCGGCGCGATCCGCTCGATGGCGTCCCGCGGCGTGACCAGCCTCGGAGTCACTCGCTCGCAGGTCGGGCAGGTCTCCCGGCAGTACGCCACGGGCGCCTCTGATGGTGCGCTCGGTGCCACCGACGCCGAGCTCGCGATCATCCGCCGCTACCGCATCCCGGCCGCTTCGTGAACCCCGGCGTGCAGACCATCCGCGTCCTGCGTGCGGGGGCGTCGACGGAGGACGAGTACCACAACGAGATCCCCGGAACCCCCACCGGCACGGATGTCCCGGGCTGCTCCGTTCAGCCCGGTCCTGGCACTGAGTACCTGCTCGACCGTTCGGCCACGACGACCGTGTGGACCGTCTGGGCGCCACTGTCCGCGGACGTGCGCGACGACGACTCGGTCGAGTACCCGTTCGGGTCCGGGAAGGTCTACGAGATCGACGGCGCCGTCGAGCGCTGGGAGGTCGGCGACCCGCTCGACCACCTCGTGATCCGACTGAAGAAGGGTCAGGGCTGATGACGTCGTTCCGTATCGAGCTCGACCGTGCCGGCGTCCGCGAGGCCGCGTTGAGCTCGCCCGAAGTCCGCGCGGCGCTGCGGACCATCGCGGACGGCATCGCCGAGCGCGCCCGTGGCATCGACGCGGGCGAGGGCGTCACGTCCCATCAGAGCGAGATCAAGGTATCCGAGGGCGGCTCGAGCCGTGCCCGCGCCTACATCCACGCCGAGGGCGCGGCGGCGGCGGCGCGTGAGGCGAAGTACCGCATCCTCGGCCGCGCACTGGACGGCTCCTGATGCCCGTCGTGGTCCCGGCCGACCCGGAGAAGACGGTCGTCGACTTCATCCACGCGCTCATCCCCACCCTGCCGGATCTATCCGGCTGGACCGTGTCCACGAAGATCCCCGACGGCGTGACGCCCGTCAAGCGCATCGCCGTCCGCTCGATCGGCGGCTCCGACGAGCAGTTCGTCGCCGACCGGCCCCGGCTCGACATCCGCGTGTGGGGTGACGGCACGGAGGCGAACCGCTCCCGCATCTCGCGGCTGATCCTGGCCCACCTCCGTCGCCAGTTCCGGTGCCGCACGTTCGCGGCCCCCGTACCGCTGCCAGACCCGGCAGACAACACCAAGACGCTGACGCTGTTCAGCGTCGAGCTGCTCCTGAGAGGAACCCAGTCGTGAAGGTGACCCTGGCCTACCCGTACACCGACGCGAGCGGCAATGACCACGACGCCGACTCGACCCCAGACCTGCCGGACGACGAGGCCGTGCGCCTCCTCAACGCCGGCCGCGCCCGCACCGCGGACGCACCCACCACCGCCAAGGCTGGCACCTCGAAGGAGAAGAAGGCATGACCAAGAACAACGCGAACGTGCGCGTCTACGGCGGTGACGCTGGCGGCGTGTGGGTGGCCGACAAGGGCACCACCGCCCCCACCGGGCTCGCCGCCCCGACCACGCCGTGGGTCGACACGGGCTGGCTGTCCGACGCCGGCCTCAAGCTCGAGCAGAAGGCCGACAAGCAGAAGTTCTACGCCTGGCAGGGCGGCACCGTCGTCAAGGTGTCCGTCTCGAAGGCCGAGCGCACCTTCACGTTCGAGTGCCTCGAGGAGACCGCGGTCGTCCTCGGCCTCGCCTACCCGGGCCTGTCGTTCACGACTGCGACGGGAACCGCCACGGGCACGGTCCCCGGTGGCATCCACGCCGTCGAGAAGGCGTTCGTCCTCGACGCCGAGGACTCCGACGGCAACACGAAGCGGTATGTCGTGCCGGTCGGCAGCATCGACCCGAGCAACACCACCGAGCACAAGTTCGACGCGCTGACCGTCTACTCGTTCCAGGTGGACGTCCTCGGCGGCTTCGACATCGTCACGGACTCCCCGGCCGTCGTCGGCGTCTGACCCACCAACCAGCCGCCCCGGATTCGCAGGCATCCGGGGCGGCTGCCTGCCTGCAGCCTGCATGAAGGAGCATCACCATGCCTGACATCCCCGAGGGCGCGAAGCTGCCCACCGACCACGCCCCCAAGGCCGAGGCTCGCGACCAGTTCATCGAGGTCGAGCACAACGGTGCGACGTACCGCATCGACCGCGAGAACGCCGACAACCTCGAGCTCATGGAGTTCACCGAGGACGGCAAGTACATCAGCGCCATCCGTGGCTACCTTGGCCCCGACCAGTGGTCGAAGTGGAAGGACGCGAACCGCGACGACAAGGGCCGAGTCCGTTCGGCCGACTTCGAGTCGTTCCTGCAGTCCGTCATGGACGTCATCGGTGTCGGCTCGGGAAACTCCTCGGGCTCTGCTACCTCCTGAGAGAGCACGCAGGGCCGCTCGAGGCTGACTTCCAGCGGTACTACCAGCTCGACCTGCTCGACCTGTGGCGCGGCACCCTGAGCCCGCGCAAGGCCGCGATCCTGGCGATGCAACTGCCGTCGGGGGCGCAGACGTGGCTGTCGTGCGGCTACGACAACGCATGGACGCTTCAGGAGTACCTGATGGCGCACATGGTCGATGCCCTGCGTGCGGCGAACTGGCAGCGGGCCGGGAACGACAAGGCGCCGCCGCCTGAGCCGGTGCGCCGACCGTCGGACATCCGCGAGGCGGGCGCGACGAACGAGCGACGCCGCGAGCAGGCGCTCCTGCAGGCGCGTAGGCGCGCACACCAACTCAACCCAGAGGGGGCATGATGTCCGGCGTCAACGTGGGCACCGCCTACCTCGAGATCATCCCGTCCGCCAAGGGGTTCGCCGGCAAGCTGCAAGGCGAGGTCGGCGGCGGCATGGCCGCGGCCGGCAAGAGCGCCGGGACGGACGCCGCCAAGGGGTTCGGCGGTTCGTTCAAGAGCGGCGTCTCCAACGCGGCCAAGGCCGGCGCGCTCCTGCTCGCTGGCGTCGCTGCGGGCGGCATCGCGTTCATGAAGGACTCGATCGGCGAGGCCCGCGAGTCGCAGAAGGTCGGCGCCCTGACGGCCAACGTCATCAAGTCGACGGGTGGCGCGGCGAAGGTGACGGCCGATCAGGTCGGCGACCTCGCCACCGCGATCAGCAACAAGACCGGCATCGACGACGAGGCGATCCAGTCCGCGTCGAACCTGCTGTTGACGTTCACGAACGTCCACAACGAGGTCGGCAAGGGCAACGACATCTTCAACCAGGCGACGCAGGCCGCGACCGACATGGGCGCGGCGCTCGGCGGCGATCCGAAGACGTCCGCGATCCAACTCGGCAAGGCGCTGAACGACCCCGTCAAGGGCGTCACTGCGCTGTCCAAGGTGGGCGTCTCATTCACGGCGCAGCAGAAGGACCAGATCAAGACGCTGGTCAAGAGCGGCAACACGCTCGGCGCGCAGAAGATCATACTCGGCGAGCTCAATAAGGAGTTCGGTGGCGCCGCAGCCGCGTCCGCGACGGCCGGCGAGAAGCTCGCGACGGCGTGGGGCAACTTCAAGGAGGGCATCGGCACCGCTGTCCTGCCGATGCTCGACAAGCTTGAGACGTTCCTGTCGGCGCGGCTCCTCCCCGGCGTCCAGGGCGTCATCGACGTGCTGTTCAAGGGCGATTTCACGAAGGGGTTCCGCGAGGCGTTCCACGTCGACGAGGACTCGGGCTTCGTCAACTTCCTGTTCAACGTGCGCGACGGCTTCAAGGAGGTCGTCGGCGGCGTCAAGGCGTTCGGCGCGGCATGGGCTGCAAACGACGGCGACGTCACCTCGAGCGGCTTCCCCGGCTTCATGGAGAAGCTCGCGAACGGGCTGCGTGTCGTCACTGGTTACGCCAAGGACTTCATCGCCGGCCTGACCCTCAAGGATGCGAAGGGCATCGGCACCCCGCTCGAGGGTTTCGTCGCGGCAGGCCAGAAGGTCCGCACCGTGGCCCTCGCCGCGTTCGGCTACCTCAAGACGGCCATCCCCCCGATCATCGCGTCGGCCAAGAAGCTGTGGCCGCCCATCAAGGACATCGCCACCCAACTCGCGAAGGCGTCGGCGGCTGGCGGCGTGTCAACGTTCGGGCTGCTCAAGTCTGCGATTGGCGCGCTGCCCGGAATCCTGGCCGCAGTCGCGCCGCTGCTTCAGAACGTGGCGACATGGATGGGCCAGAACAAGGACATCGTGTCGGCGCTCGTCGTTGCGCTCGGCGCGGGCCTCGCCGCGTTCCGCGTCATCACGACCGTCGTCAAGGCGTTCACGGTCGTCCAAGGCATCCTCAATGTCGTCATGTCGGCCAACCCGGTCGCGCTGGTAGTCATCGCCATCGCAGCACTCGCGGCTGGCCTCATCTACGCCTACCACCACTCTGAGACGTTCCGCAACGTCGTCGACACCGCCTTCAAGGGCGTCGCTGCGGCCGGTCGCTGGCTGTGGAACAACGCCCTCGCCCCCGTCATCCGGTTCATCGTCGGTGGCTTCGGCGCCATCGCCGACAAGATCGGCGACTTTCTCGACGGCCTGTCCAACATCCCCGGCTTCGGGTGGGCGAAGGACGCTGCCGACAAGATGCACGGCGCAGCCAAGAAGGCCAAAGAGTTCGCGGACAACATCAGAGACATCCCCGACCCAAACATCGACACGTCAAAGATCGACGCGCAGATGGCCGCCTTCTACAAGAAGTGGTCAGGCAAGGCGGTCGTCGTCAACGCGACCATGCACGAGGATCTCGGCAACTACCGCGGCCACCGCGCTACGGGTGGCCCTGTCATGGCTGGCGGCGCCTACGCGGTCGGCGACAACCCCGACGGCTCGTGGAACAAGACGACGGAGCTGTTCGTCCCGCGCACGTCGGGCACCATTCTCAACCAGGCGCAACTCGCGGGCGTTGGTGGGGGCACCCGGGCGACGCTGTCGCAGAGCGACATCGACCGGCTGGCTTACGCCATGTCGCGCGTCCGGCTCGCGACCACCGTCTCCGCGTCATCCGTCGACCGAGCGTTGGGGTGATCCGGTGAGCGAGCAGTGGCCGAACACAGTCTCGGTCGGTCCCTTCCTGGCCGACAAGGATGCCCCGGGTGACATCCGGCTCACGACGAAGGTCGAGGGTTGGGGCTCCCCGGCCCGACGCATGGTGAGCACGCCCCGCACTGGCGCGAACGGCTCCTACCTGCTCGGGCAGTATTGGGGAGACCGGACCATCGTCCACACGGGGCTCGTGATGTGCGGGTCGGCCTCTGCGGCAGCCGCCGTCGCGGGCGAGCTCGCAGCGTTGGCTCCCGGCATCTTCCTCGACTACGTGATCGACAATGACGCGACCGGCGCGGTGGCGTGTCGCGTGCAGGTCGCGGTCGGCGCCGAGCCTGAGTGGATCGACGCTTCGTCGTTCACCTACGCCCTGACGCTGGCCGCGCCGGACCCGTTCAAGCGGGCACTCACCGCGACGACGGTCCCGGTGACTGCTGGTGCGACGGTCTCGCACACTGCGGCGGGCACGTTCCCCGCCGAGATCGAGGTCACCCTCACCAGCGGCGGCACGGTCGACCTGACCATCGCGGGGCTGCGGCTGCGGACGGCCTCGCTCCCGTCGGGCGCGATCCTCACGTCCGGCCCTGGCTTCATCCGCCCGAAGCGCACGATCCGTTCGGCGCTGCCGGCGAACGCCAACCTGTTCGGCTCGATCATCCAGCCGATGCAATGGCCGGCGATGGTGCCGGGCGCCAACTCGATCCACCAGGCGGGCACGGCTGGCCTGTCGATCCGCTACTTCCCGACCTACGCCTAGGAGGCGCTCGTGTCATCTGGACCCAGTCCCCAGGCGGCCAAGGACGCCCTCGACATGTGGCTCGCAGGAGGGGCGACGATCCGTCTGTGGACCGTCGCGCCGGACTTCGACGGAACGGGCGGCACTGAGGCCGTCCCTGCTGGCGGCGCTCCGACGTCGTCGTTCCAGCCTGCGGTGTCGGGCACGGGCGCGCAGATCGCGAAGGCGACGAGCTCGGGTGCGGTGACGTTCCCGGGCGTGCCGGTCGCATCGACGGACGTCGTGGCGCTCTCGTTCCACGACCCGTCCGATGGGCACCTCATCGTGGTCGACCGGGCATGGACGGCTCCGGGTGCGGGCTGGTCCGCGGGCGCGTCGCCGCAGCTCGCCTCCGTGTCGGTGCCGTTCGTGCAAGTTTCCTGACCCTGAGCCCCTAGGAGATCCCCCATGCCTCTTCGTCTCGCTGACGCGACCCGCAACGCCAAGGCCAACGCCGCTGTCGGCCTGCTGAACGCGGGCACTGGTACCACGGGCGGCACCATCAAGATCTACACGGGCGCGCAGCCTGCGACCCCGGCGACTGCCGCGTCGGGCACGTTGCTCGCGACGGTGCTGCTGCCGAATCCGGCGTTCGGCACTGCCGCGTCGGGCGTGGCGACGATGGCTGACCCTGCGTCGGTCAACGCGGTCGCGACGGGCACGGCCGGTTGGGCTCGGTTCGCCGACCGGGACGGCAACACCGTCCTCGACGGCGACGTGACCGCGACGGGCGGCGGCGGCGTCGTCACCCTCTCCTCGACGTCCCTCACGTCCGGCGCCCCTGTCGACATCGCCGGGGGCACCTACACGCAGCCCATGTGACCACCACCCTGCCCGCCTTGACAGCACCGAAGGAGTGATCCGTGACGTATCAGTCTGAGGTGCTAGCGGATTCGCCGCTCGTCTACCTACGCATGGGCGAGGCGTCAGGTACGACGATGGTCGACGCGTCCGGCAATGGGCGCAGCGGTGCCTACACCGGCAGCCCGACCCTTGGCGCCACTGGACTGCTGACCGGCGACTCCGACACTGCCGTCAACTTCACCACGACGAACCAGTACGGCGTCGTCGCCTACGGCTCATGGATGATCGCCTCGGCCATCACCATCGAAGCCATCATCAAGACCTCGTCGACGACCGGCATCCACTCGATCGCCGAGCGCGACTGGGGCGGGCCGCGCGCATTCCAGTTCCGCATCGACACCAACAAGCTTCAGTTCATCACCATCGGCGGCGGCGCGGGCGTCGTCATCTCGGCGTCGCCGGGCGATGTCGCCGATGGCGCGACCCATCACGTCGCCGCCACCTATGACGGCACGAGCATCAAGCTCTACGTCGACGGCGCACTGGTCACGACGACGTCAGCAGTTGGCGCGGTGTCCACCCAGGCGTCCCCCTTGTCGGTGGCTGCGAACGGATCCGGTGGCGGCGCGTCGCAGCAGTTCCTCGGCGTCATCGACGAGGTTTCTTACTACGGCACCGCCCTGCCAGGGACGCGTATCGCGGCGCACGCGGCAGCGGCCACCACCATCGCCAGCACGACTGGCGCAGTGTCTGCCACCGCGCCCACCCCTGTCGTCGCCGTCACGGGCAACGTCGCGGGAGTCACCAGCGGCATCGTGGACGCGACCGCGCCCTCCCCGACGCTCGCGGTCACGGGCACCATTCCGACGCCTGTCAGTGGCGACGTGGCAGCCGTGGCACCGATGCCGACGCTGCACCTCACCGACAACACCGTCGGCACCGACATCAAGGTCGGCGTCACCGTCGAGGTCGGCGCGCTGACCCTGCTCAACCTCGTCACGCTCCCCGAGACTGAGGTCGCCGTCGGGGTCGGTGCCATCTCGTCGGGCGCCGCGCAGGAGGTCACCCCCCTGCCCGGTGTGTCCATCGAGGTCGGCTGCTCGCTCATCGCGCGCCCGGTCGACGTCCGCACCCCCGATCCGCGGCGGCGTGCGTCGCAGTGGCGCTACGTCATCACCGACCTCGCGAACACACCCCTCGGCGAGCTGACCGACATCGAGCACGACGCGGTCGAGGACGGCGTCGGCGAGCCCGCGACCATGTCCTTCACCATCGCCACGGACGCCTACGAGTACGGACTCATCAAGCCCATCGAGCGGCAGTGCCAGGTGTGGGACGGCGACAGGCTGCTGCTGCGCGGGCCGATCCTGCCCGGCCAGCCCTCCGACGACGGCACGACCACGACGTTCAAGATCCACGACCCGTCGTGGTTCTGGCGTGACGGGCGCCGCGTCATCACCCGCACTCCGCAGAAGAACCTCCTGCACAACGGCGACTTCAAGCAGGACCTGATGTGGTGGACGCCCGGATTTGACAAGGACTCGAAGCCGGCCGCCGCCCCTAAGGTGCGCGTGGTCGCGGAGGACTTCGTTGACGACACGGATGGGCTGGACCCGATCAAGGCCGCCGAGATCGTCGGTGTCGAGTCTGTCAACGAGGCCGAGCTCTCCTCGAACGCCGTGTTCTGGCCGAACCTCGCCACGTTCCGCCCTGGTGGTGTCGCGGCCATCGAGGCCGTCGCCGATGCGATGCCGGCCACGACGGGTCCGCCCCCGCAGTCCCCGTCCGGCGCCACCATCCAGCAGTCCTTCGAGGACGGTTCGGCGATCTACACCGACAGCCTCCACTGGGACCCGGACACCCACGTCTTCAAGGGCGTCCCGACCCTATCCCCGTCCGGCGCGAAGATCACCGACGGGCCGTTCGAGGACGGCTCGGCTGTCTATGCGGACACCCTTCACTGGGATCCGGACACTCGCGTCTTCACGGGCATCCCGACGAAGTCACCCTCGGGTGCAGCGCGCACGCGTGCCTTCGAGGACGGTTCCGCGACCTACGCGGACGGGATGCGCTGGGACCCGGACCTGCACGGCTTCAAGGACCAGAACGGCGTTCCCGTCATCAAGGGCTCGCTCAGGGTCACCATCGTCGGGCACACCGCAAACGACGGTACAGGCAACGGCCTCGGGCTGTCGCAGCGGCGTGCTGACGCGGCTGCCGCGATTGTCAGGATGAAGCGGCCCGGCGCCATTATCACGACCAAGGGCGTCGGCTACTACGACCCGAAGCCTGGATTCCCGATTGACTCGCAGGAGCAGCGGCGCGTCGTCATCTCCTACGACCAGGTCATCACGGGCGAGTCGAAGCAGTGGATGCGGCAGAGCGTCGTGGTGACGCAGCCGAAGGAGGCGCGCTACCCGCTCGTCCTAACGGCCGCTGCGATGCTCAAGGTCGCCGACGACTGGTCCGTGCCCGACGCCAACATGACGTCGATTAGGATGGTGGCGCGGCGCAAGGGCGTCAACGGCAACCCCGACGCGAAGCTGCCGTGGGATGCGCAGCTCGGCGAGGGCTCCGCGAGCATTAGCGACACGGACCCCGTCGACAGGTGGATTCCACAGACGGCCGAGGTCACCGTTCCGGCCGACGGTCGACCGTACATCGTGGACGTGTTCCTGTATGCGCCGGCTGCGCTCGCGCGCTACACGGCGGTCGGGCTGTTCCCTGGCGAGATGCTCTACTTCTGGGGCGTCGACCAGGCGCTCATCTTCAAGGGCGTCATGGAGCACATCCAGAAGCCTGAGTTCGGCTATGCGGATCTCGGCGTCGCCACCCGCGCCCCGGTCACCGGGATCAAGCGTGACCGTGAGTTCGCGTTCCGTGACCTGACCCCGGCCGACACGGCGCTCGACGGGCTCATGGGCATCAGCCGTGGCATCGAGTGGGACACCGTCACCACCCCGACGACGACGACGGCCACGACGTACTACCCGCGGCAGGGTAAGGCCGTCGACTACGTGCTCGCGCTCGGCGGGAACATCGTCACGGCGGTCCCGGCGAACACGCGCGACGTCGGGTCGGCGATCATCGCGCAGGCGCAGGGCCTCGGCTCCTACCGTGCCGTCGCCTACGCGAGCGACCCGCGCGCCTTCGGCGGCACGCTGATCCAGCGCGTCATCACGGCCGAGCAGGACGCGCCGCTGAACGAGCTCAGGGAGACGGCGAAGGCCGAGCTGTTCTGGGCGCGCTCGTCCACGCCCGCCTACTGGGTGGATGTGGACCCGGACTCCATCGAGGAAGTCAAGGCCGAGACGGCGAAGGGCGACACGGTGCGCCTCATCCTCGACTACCCGACCCCAGTGGACCGGCTGGCGCGAATCGTGCGCCGGCAGATCCACCCCGACAGCCTGCGGCTCATGGTCGCCTTCGAGGAGGTCTAATGAGCAGCACCGTCAACCCACGCGCCCGCGGCGGGGCGTCCCTGTCCGGCGAGCTCCGTGCGAGCAGGGACGACCGGCAGCAGATCCGGCGCATGGTGTCCAGGCCGCCCGCGCCGAAGCCCGCGCCGGCCGCGTCTGGGGGTGCCGTCGGCAACTCTGAGGCGGCCTCGAGCACCTACGCGGCGGACGCCTACGGGGTGACCTTCCAGTCGTGGGCGTTCACGCCGCACACGTACTGGCCCGGCGCCGCTCCGTCGCTCGTGGCGTCGGGCGCGGACGAGTTCGACCCGAGCGAGGCGGGCTGGTATATCGCCTGCGTCAAGGTCAACGTGTTCGTGTCCGGCACCGTCCCCGCCTATGCGCGCATTGAGGTCAATGGCGACTCGACCTCGAACACCGACGCGACCGCCTCGGATCACCGGCCGTTCCTCGACGGTGGCGTGCGGGCCACGGTCACGGTCGGGCCGTTCTATCACCCGGGGCCAGGTGTCGCTAACCACTTCCTCGGCTGCGCGGTGACGTGGCCGGGCACTCCCGGCGCGACGGTCGGCTCAGCTGACGTGTCGTACCTGCTGGCCCGCGTCGGGTAGCCGAAACCCCGCCCCGTCGCGTTCGGGTGGCCGCTGGGAGTGAAGTCTCAGGGGCGCCGCGACGGGGCGGGGTGGCTTCGGGTCAGGCGCGGTCGGCTGCCTGCGGGTAGTGGCTGCGGCTGGCACGGGCCAGCGCGGCACGGTAGGCGGCGCGGTCGACGTCCTCGACGGCGACGTGCAGGCGGTTCTTGATCTCGGTGCGCTGGGTCTCGCTCATGTCGTCCCACTCCTGTGCTGGATGCTGGCTCACGGTTCCCCCTGTCGGGCGCCTTGTGACAGTCAGTGCATCCGCGTGCCCATCTGATACGGGCGGCGCGAAGAAAGTTCCGTGAAACTTCACGACCTGCTGAGGAGCGCCCATGCATGCCACGTTCACCCTGACGGGTCGCCACACCACTCCTGCGGGCACAGCGCACGCCGGCATGGTCGTCGTGACCCCCAACACGGTCATCCGCGACACGGTCGGCGACGTCGTCCTGTCGGGCGCTGAGTCCGTCGCGCTGGACGAGACGGGCGCGTGGTCGCTGGTCCTGCCGTGCGACGACCCGAGCCTCAACCCGGCGACCGGGATCGGCTACACGGTCGGGTATGCGCTGCGGTCGACGGCGATGCGGTCGCAGTCGTTCTACGCGACGGCCGACCTGGCGGGCTCGACGCTCGACGTGTCGGACATCGTGTCGGTGACGGTGCCGACGCCACTGTCCGCGATCGTCGGGCCGAAGGGTGAGCCTGGCCCAGCTGGTCCTGCCGGCGCGAACGGGGCGCAGGGTCCACAGGGTGTCGCTGGCCCGCAGGGTTTACAGGGTCTGCAGGGCGTCAAGGGTGACACGGGCGCGACCGGACCCAAGGGCGACAAGGGCGACCCCGCGACCGTGAACGCCCAACTTGCGCGCGTTCCCGATTCGCTCATCACTGGGGCGATCACCCGCGACGCGAACGGTGCCGCGACGTCGGCGCCCGTGACGTGGCCCGACGGCACCCCCGGCGCGTACACGGCGCTCGTCGTGTCCACGTCATTCCCCGGCGCGGTCGACTCCTACAGCATCACCTACGGCTCGCCCGTCACGAAGACATACACGCAGCCCACTGTCACCCGCGACGCCAACGGCGCCGCGGTCACCGTCCCCGCCATCACGGTCTCCTGAGAGGACTGACATGGGAATCCTCGACGCGCCCCCGGTCGACGCCAACAAGAAGCCGCTGGGCATCTACACGCCCGGACGTGACATGCCCGGTGCCCGCGCCCACTTCGACGCCTCCACACTCACCGGCACCAACGGCTCCAACGTGACCCGCTGGGACGCCTCGTTCGGCGCGTTCGCGCTCAACCAGTCATCTGCCACCGCGCCGACCCTGCTCGCCGGGGCCGCGAACGGCAAGAACGTGCTCCGGTTCGGCACCACCGGCTATCTCAAGAACACCGACACGTTCGGGGCGAGCGCTTCCGTGGTGCCCAGCGGGTCAGGCTACGCCCCACCCTCGCTCATCGCCGCCGTGGTGCGGCTGTCCACCACGGCCACAACGTCCGGTGACACCGGCATCGTCGGCGCGCCCGGACACTTCCTCGCCGTCAGCGTTAACTCTCTCGGCCCCTACGCCTACGCGGGCACGCCGGGCACCCTGACCGCCCCCCGCCTCAACGACGGCCAGTGGCATGTGCTCGTCGCCCAGATCGGCGGCGCGGGCGGCGCGACCATCTACATCGACGGCTACCTTGCGAGCGTCTCTGTTGCCAGTGTGGGCACGCAGCCCATTAACTCCCTCTCGGTCGGCCCTGGCACCGGCCCCGGCCTAACCGCAGGCACCCTCGACGTCGCCGAGGTCGTCGTCGGAGACCGGCTCCTCACCCCCGGCCAGATCGACTCCCTGAGCACTTATCTCGGCGCCAAGTGGGGCATCTCGACCATCGGCCACCAGAAGTCCGGCACCCACCTCACTGACGCCATCGACTCAGGTAGTCAGCCGATGCGCTACTGGATGCCGCCGAAGTCCCTCATGGGAGCCTCGACCCCCCTCGTCATCTGGTGCCACCAGCTCGGGCACACCGAGGCGATGACGACGGGATACTGGTCGTTCGCGATGATCCACGCCGCGATGCAAGAGGGCTGGATGTACGCGGCCTCCCGCGCGCACGGCGACAACTGGGGCAACGACGCGAGCCTGACCGACGTCGTCAACCTCTACAACTACGTCAACGCGGTCCAGCCGGTGTCGAGCGTGATCCTGGCCGGCGCCTCGATGGGTGGCCTAGATGCTGCCCTTACGGTGGCGAAGGGCAACCTGCCTGCCGGGAAGGTGAAGGGCGTCTACCTCATCGACCCCGTGCTTGACCTTCAGTGGGCGTACACCGCGAACACCAACACTTTCCAGTCGAGCATCAATGCGGCCTATGGCGGCGTCGCCTCCTATGCGGCGATCCCCGCAGGGCATGACCCGATCCGGTCATTCACGCCGAGCACCTACTCCGGCGTTCGGTGGCGGTTCTCGTCCTCGGTCAACGACGCCACCGTGAGCAAGACCGCGAACACCGACGCCTTCACGACCTACCTCGCGGGGCTGCCTGCCGAGTCGGGCGGCATCACGCACATCTCCGGTCACACCACCAGCGCCGACCCGGGCGACTTCGTCGCGTTCGCTCGGCGCTGCGGACTCTAAGCCGAATCGCCTCGGGAGCTTCTTCAACGAGTACGCGGCGGGCTGATCGACGTCAGCCACTCGTCGGTTCCCGCGTCACGCATCCGGTCGGCCATCTGTCTCACGTAGCCGCCTTCAGCGAGCAGGCGCTCACCCAGGGCCCACGCCTGCTCCGGGTCGAGTCCGTAGATCAGGCCGTGATTCACCAGCGCAAGGAGCAGTGCGTCGTCCATGCGCCGACGATACATGCCGCCCCCGCCGCAGGCAGCAAGACAGGGACGGCGCCCCACACCAACCACGGACCCCACCCCCGCTGCGGGCACAGCGAGGGTGGGGCGCCAGAAGATCAGTGGCGTTACCGGCGCCACTGATACA